AGTTTCTTTGGCCCAAAATCGACAAGGATAAGTACATGGTTAATGACCGAAAGCCACGTAACGATTTTTTAAAAGTAGTTAAATGAAAGGAGAAACTAAATGACAAATGAACCTAATGTTAGACATGAGATTGCTATGGCCCAAGACGCTTTGGTTAGAGCATCACGAAACAAGAAGAAAGATAAGCCAATCGCAGAGGCGAGGTCTTGGTTATCTCTCGCCCAAAACAAAATCCATGAGATTGTGAAAGTAGAGGTACGACATTTACGTTTAAGAGAAGAACTAATAATGAGGTCTAAATAAATGAGATATTGGGATACACCTATAGTCCAGATAAGCATAGGGCTGGTTGTATTTTACTTTGGTCTAAAGATGTTTGCTGGCGGTATGAAATCCTTGGGAAACGTGGATCACCTTGAGTGGTTTACGCATAATCCCTATTGGATGTTCTTAGGTGGTTTTCTATGTACGTTGGCATGGCAATCCAGTTCACTTAGTACAACCGCAATAATTGCTTTAGTGGCAAGTGGGTTCTTACCCCTGCCTTCTGCCATAGCCGCTGTATTAGGGGCCAACATAGGAACGACAGGGACTATATGGCTGGCAGGGTTACTGGTGTCGGACGGTATTCCTAGAGGAGACACATTGAGAATAGCTATGGCACACACAGGAGCCAATCTGTTTATGGCTGTAGCGTTACTCCCGTGGGTCAACCACATAGCTAGGTTCATAGGAAGATATGGATAAAGTAACTTTAGTGGGCCAAAGTACAGGATACTGGAAACCTATTTAGATGGGGCCACGGATAACAGGATGGGGCCAAATGCCTTTGCAAACGCCAAATAAGCCAGTAAAACACAGTTCAGCACAATGCCTAGGTGGCGGAATTGGTAGACGCGCAGGTTTCAGGTACCTGTCCTGTGGCTTTCCCCTTGTGAAACTATAGCTTAAATGCTAATGATCGACAAACCCAAGGCTGGGAGGCTTTGGGTTCTTTTTGGTGTAGGGGGTGTACCCCTTTTCCTGAAGTTTCTCACGTAAGACGGTTTTAAGAAAAGTTATGGGAAAGGTATACATCATCTACACCGACTACATCATAGCTTTAAAGCTACTTTATGCTTACGGCCACGGTGGCACACAAAGGGGCAAAATCTAATTAACACCCAATACTGAACAAAAGAGAACATCGAAAGGAGAACACAATGAGTAACCTAAAGAAGCTCGTAAGAGAGCAGATTGAATTAGAACATGGGATGAGGGAAGGGGGTATAAAAAGGTATGAAGATAATTTTAGGTTTCACGTAAGGAGTAACACTACGTCCGACTCATTGGTAGGCCAGCATGTACTCAAGGAATTAGTACATAAGGTACACACTGAGTTAGACCAAAGGATCACAAAGGTTCTATCTGGTGGGGCTGGTCGAAGATCAAGCGCAATCAAGTTACTAAAAGATCAAGACCTCAAGACAATCTCATATCTAGCTCTACGTGGTATCCTCAACTTCATCACAAAGATGAACAGTGCGACGACGGTGTATATGTATGTTGGTGGAATGGTTGAAGATGAAATTCTTCTAGCTGATTTTCGAGAGCAAGACGAGAAACTATTCAAACGTCTTTATCGGTTATCTAAGGAAAGGTTCGCTGTCGAATATAAGCGTCAACTGTTTCTCAATGTAGGCATGAAGGAGAACATTAAATTCAGACGATGGACTAAAACTGAACGTGCGCTTGTAGGTGCATACCTTGTTGAAGCTGTCATTGAGTCTACGGGTTTAATTAAAGAGGAAGTACAGCCTGTGCATAAAGGGCGTGGTAAGATGTATCGTGAGAAATTTCTTATGCCTACCCCTGAGTGTATGACCTTCATCGACCAATACCACCATTCTGTAAATTCTCTTTTCCTTTTGTATGAACCGATGATTGTCGAGCCTCGCCCGTGGAACGGGGTTTTCGGCGGTGGTTATCTTAGCCGACACGTTAAGCCCCTACGTTTGGTCAAAAGCTACAGCGAGGGTTATCTTGAAGAACTCAAACACTGGAAGATGCCAATGGTGTACCAAGCGGTCAATGATCTTCAGTCTGTACCGTTTGTTGTCGATGATTGGATGCTCGACATTCAGTTTCAACTTCAGGAGTCCAATGCAACTTGGGCAGGGATACCAGCCACGTACAATGAAGATGAACCACCACGGCCTGAACAGTTAGAAAACGAAAGTGATGCCGATTACGAGGAAAAGGTTCGTGTTTGGCGCAGAGAGGTCACACAAGTTAAGAAGGCTAACAGAGAACTTTACAGTAAACGTGCCGCCTTTGTGCAAACTCTGGTTACAGCCCGAAAGTTTAGTAAATACGAAAAATTCTTCATCCCCATCCAACTTGATTTTCGAGGCAGAGCCTATTGTGTGTCGAATTTTAATTACCAAGGTTCTGACCACATGAAATCCCTTATTCGTTTTGAAAGGGGTAAGCCTTTAGGTGAGCATGGTGCTAACTGGTTGGCGATACATCTAGCTAACCTCGCGTCGAATGTAGCTGACGTAAAACTAGACAAGCTTTCATTCGAGGAACGTGTAGATTGGGTTTATGACAACACAGACATGATTGTGTCGTGGGCTGATGATCCCCTCACCAATCGCCAATGGGCTGAAGCTGGAAAGAAGGCGAGGTTCCAACTACTACAGGCCGCTAAAGAATGGGCAGGGTACGTGCGTGAAGGTGATAGCTTTGTCAGTAACGTGATAGTAGCTATGGATGCGTCATGTTCTGGCCTTCAGCATTTCGCTTGTGGCCTCCGATGTGAGGAAACAGGGGGTCAAGTCAATCTCATCCCGAATGATAAGCCTTATGATTTTTACCAGACGATTGCGGATAAAGTGGCTTTATCTGTTAAGCATGATGCTGAACACGGTGATGAGAAGGATAAAACCTACGCAAAGGCATGGCTCGAATACGGATGTGAAAGTCGTGACCTCTATAAACGCAATGCCATGACCTACAGCTATTCGAGTCGTATCTATGGATTCAAGGAGCAAATCTTAGAAGATCACCTTGGGCCACGATTCAAGGAACTGTGTTCTTGGAAACGGAGATTGGACAATGCGAAAAACAAAGGGGTTTCGTCTGTCCAGATTGTAGCTTTAGAGCAACAGAAGCCTCTGTGGCCTTTCGAGGGTTCTGGTCACAAAGAGGCCATGTATCTTGCCAAGCACGTTTGGGATGCACTGACAAAAACTGTAGTCAAAGCATCTGAAGGTATGGAATGGTTACGTGCCGTCGCCATGATTGCATCTAAATCTGACCTACCTCTGCGCTGGAATACGCCTGTGAATTTCCCGATTCTTCAAGCCTATTGGAAAGAAGAAGGTCACAGAGTAGACACGTATCTTCACGGTTCAAAGCGGCTACGGTTTACGATTTCGGAAGAAACCGACAAGATTAATACACTACGCCAATCCAACGCTGTCTCGCCAAATTTCATCCACGGCAACGACAGTAGCCACATGATGCTGACCGTCATTCGATCATTCCAAGGCGGCATTAAAGAAGTCGCTTGTGTCCATGATTCATTCGGTTGCCTTGCGTCTGACATGGGTGGTGACGAAGGTTTCTTTTTGACGATACGCGATGCTTTGGTGGAGATGTATTCCACGATTGATGTGTTCGATCATTTTGCGACAGAGATAAAACTCCAATTACCTGAAAGTCGTAGAAAGCTAATACCACCAGCCCCAAAGCAAGGTAGTTTGGATTTATCTCAAATCACGTTTTCACGCTATTGTTTTGCCTAAATAGTAGCTTTAAAGAGACTTTTTGAATTAACACCCAATCTTGAATAAAAGACAGAAACCTGAAACCGAAAGGAGAAATAAATTATGGCTCGTCAAACAACAAAACTCTGGTCGCCTCGCGGCGAACTCAAATACCCCCACCTTGTTCAGCCCGATACGAAATTCGATGCTGATGGGGTCTACTCAACGAAAATCGTTATCGCATCTGAAAACTGTCAAGAATTTATGGAGTCGATTGATGGCATCGTTCAGAAAGGGTTCGACAAATGGGCTGGCGAGAATAAAGCCAAGGCAAAAAAGACACGCAAGATTTTACCGTGGTCGGATGAAATTGATGATGATGGTAACGAGACAGGCAACATCGTTTTCAACTTCAAAGTTAAAGCTAAAGGACAAAACAAAAGTGGCGAAACTTGGGATAATAAAGTAGCTCTTATCGACTCCAAGGGTGCGCCAGTATCGGGTGTCAATCCTTGGTCTGGAACTGTTGCCCGTGTCGGTGTCGAGATTGGTGATCCCGATTTCCCATATGCTAACCCTGCTGGCGTTGGTGTTCCTGTGCGTTTGAAAATCTGCAAGATCATCGAACTCAAAGCTGGCAATAACGGTACGGCTGGTTTTGACGTTGAAGCTGAAGATGGCTTTTCCGCAGATCAAGTCGAGGAAGATAGCTTTGAAGAAACGGACGACAACGACGATCTCTAAGCCTGTCGTAAGTCGTTATCGCACGAAGTCCCAAACATTTCAGAAAGTAACTGCTGAATTTAATGGGGTTTCGTGCGATTTCCGTTCAGGCTTAGAATATAAAGTAGCTTTATACCTCGACAAGCAGGGTGTGAAGTTTGAATTTGAACCCCATAAAATTAAATACGAAGTCCCTGCAAAGTCTCGTAACTATCTACCTGACTTTGTTCTTCCAAACGGTATCTACTTGGAAGTGAAGGGACGTTTTGACTCCAAAGACCGACAGAAAATGAAACTGGTTAAGGCTTCAAACCCTGACCTAGATATTCGTTTTCTTTTTGCCAATGCCAAAACCCGTTTAAATCGGTCATCAAAAACCACGTATGCCATGTGGTCTGACAAGAACGGTTTTCCTTGGTGTGAGAAAAAGGTTCCGTTCTCATGGATACTGTAGATTTAGCATGGATGGCTGGATATTTGGATGGAGAAGGTTCGTTTGTACTGAACCATAATTCCATTCGGCTTCAGCTAGATAATACCTACTTACCATCACTTTTATTTTTCCGACAAAAATTTGGTGGAAGTATTCTTTTACCAAAACGTCAGAAAGGTAGGCCCGTATATCGTTGGGTCTTGGGGGGTAAACGACTTCAACCAATCCTTGAACTATTACTCCCGTATTTACGTGAGAAAAAACCTCAAGCTCAAATCTTAGCGGATTGGAAAGACTATTCAAAAAAGGAGCGCGAACATTTCCGTCAACTATTAGGGACTCTAAAAAGACCAGAGTATGCGCTTATGAGAGATACGACTGATTTAATAGTAATACATTGTACTGCGACTCAAGCTAAGTCTGACATTGACATGGCTACCATCGACAAGTGGCATCGAAAACGAGGCTTCTTTAGTGCTGGTTATCACTTCTTAATTAAACGTGACGGTACTTTAGAAACAGGCCGCGAACTGAGTGAAGCTGGCGCACACGCTAAAGGCTTCAATCACAAATCAGTAGGTGTCGCACTCGCTGGTGGTGTCGATGCTGACTTAGAACCTGAAAACAATTTCAACCCCGAACAATTTGAAACTCTGAAAGCTCTGCTTGATGACCTTAAATCAAGATGGCCTGACGCTATGATCCTTGGTCATCGTGATCTCAAAGGTGTGACCAAAGCTTGTCCAAGTTTCGATGTTCAAGAATGGATGGAGAGTGAATATGAGGGGGGAGCAATCGGTTAAATTCATCCGACATGAACCGTGTCCTAAGTGTGGATCAAAAGATAATCTCGCACGTTATGATGATGGTCATGTCTACTGTTTCGGTTGCCAATATCACAGCAACGATGAGAAAGGAGTAGACATGACTGAACCTAAAACAAACGGTTCTTTTCTAAGCGGCATAGTAGAACATTTAGGCAAGCGTAAGGTTAGTCATAATACCTGTCAGCATTTCGATTATGCCGTGGGTTCTGACAATGGAAAGAAAATCCATATAGCACCTTATTTTGATACTAAAGGAACTTTAGTCGCACAGAAAATACGCTACCCAAATAAAGATTTCCGTATCATAGGTAGTATGAACAACGCTCAACTGTTTGGAGCTAACCTTTATAATGCTGGTGGCAAAAAGATCGTGGTGTGCGAGGGTGAGATTGATGCACTTAGCGTAGCGGAATCTCAAGGCGTTAAGTGGCCTGTAGTTTCCATACCGAATGGCGCACCAAGCGCACGTAAAGCATTAGAAAAACATCTTGAATATCTGGAAAGTTTTGACTCTGTGGTTTTGATGTTCGATCAGGACGAGCAGGGTCAAAAGGCGGTAGAGCAATGCGTATCTTTGTTTTCCCCAAGTAAGGTTCGCGTTGCCAAGCTCCCGTTGAAAGACGCAAACGAAATGCTGGTCGCTGGTAGATCGAAGGAGCTAACCGCCGCTATTTGGAAAGCCAAGGAATACAGGCCAGACGGCATCGTTGATGGTTGTGATCTTTGGGATGTTGTTGTCGAGGAAGATAACATTTCTTCAATAGATTACCCTTGGAGTGGCCTCAATGACATTACGCGAGGTTGTCGTGAGGGTGAGCTTGTCACAATCACTAGCGGCTCTGGCATTGGTAAGACCAGTGTTATCCGCGAAATGGCTTACAGCATGATTAATTCTGGTGAACGTGTCGGGATGATTATGCTGGAAGAAACAGTGAAGCGTACTGGTCTTGGTCTTATGGGGCTTGCGCTTAATAAACCTATTCATCTTGACCGTGAAGGCGTGGATGAAAACGACATGAGGATGGCCTTTGACACAACCATTGGTTCTGGAAAAGTCTTTCTCTATGACCATTTCGGTTCGACACAAATCGAGAACTTGTTAAGCCGTGTACGGTTTTTAGCAAAGGCGTGTTTCTGTCGTTACATCTTCCTCGACCACCTATCCATTGTTGTCAGTGGGATTGGGGATGGTGATGAAAGACGTATGATTGATAACGCTATGACCATGTTACGTACTCTTGTTCAAGAAACAGGTGTCGGTCTTATCTTGGTGTCTCACCTACGTCGATCAGAGGGTGACAAAGGTTTTGAGAATGGGCGTGACCCAACGCTTAACTCTTTAAGAGGATCACACTCGATAGCCCAACTGTCTGATATGTGTATCGCCTTGTCGAGAGATCAGTCTGAAAACTCAAGCATCACTAAGGTATCGGTTCTTAAAAATCGCTTCAGCGGTGAAACTGGCCTAGCAACCTATCTTTCTTATGACCGTATGACAGGACGTTTATCTGAAGAACTTCACTATATGGAGACTGACGATGCGGTTGGAGGAATTTCTCAAGACGGACTATGAGGATGATCCTCAACAAGAGTGGAAGTGGGATATGATATTACAACTCACTACCGCTATTAAGCATTTAGAATCCCCGTTCCATACCCTTGATGAAGATGAATGGTATAACTGCATCATGGAAGCTTATGGACGCAGGGCTGAACTTCTTGGAACTATGCCATTGCGGAGAGTGTCTTGATTAAAGCTACTTTAGAAAACCTCACGCTTGCGCTTCATGTTTTCGCTGAAAATAGAAGGCTTAAAGCAGAGGTCAAAAGACTACAGAAAGAACTGAACCATGCTGAAAGGTATGCTGAAGATTTACATCACGAAATGAAAGGAAGGTTATGGCGAGATACATCTTTGACATCGAAACAGACGGCTTCCTTGACGAATGTAGCAAGGTTCACTCATTAGTTCTTGTTGAGGCTGATACAGGTAAACAAATTTCATGCGCTAACCAAACTGGTTACATACCATTGCAGAAAGGTCTTGATGCTTTAACAAACGCTGACGAGATCATTGGTCACAACATCATCAAATTTGATCTACCTGTTTTAAATAAAATTTACCCCCAATTCAGAACGAGAGCAAAGATCACCGACACACTTGTTCTCACTAGGTTGCTCTGGCCTCACATAAAAGAGCTTGATTACAGGGCTATCGAAAAGAAGATACGCGAACACCCTGCTAATCTCTGTGGATCACATTCACTCAAAGCTTGGGGGTATCGTCTACGGTGTCACAAGGGTCATGTCGATAATGGTTTTGATCGGTGGACTCCTAAGATGCAGACGTACTGCGAACAGGATGTTGAAGTAACCCATACTCTTTACAGGCGTATCTTGAAAAAGGGTGTTCCTGAAAGAGCCTCAAAGTTAGAACACGATATTGCTCATCTTATGTGGAAACAGGAGCAGAACGGTTTTTGTTTTGACATTGATAAAGCTACTTTACTTTTGGCTGATCTAAATGAAAGACGCTTAGAGATTGAGTCAGAGCTTCAAGAGATATGGCCTCCCGAAGAAGAAGTAATCCCGTTTTACCCCAAGGTTAATAACTCTAAACTTGGTTATGAGAAGGGTAAACTCTTTGAGAAAAAGAAGATACACGTTTTCAATCCTAGTTCACGTAAGCAAGTCGGTGAAAAGCTTATCGACAAATACGGATGGGAACCTGAAGAATTAACTGAAAACAATTTACCAAAGGTAGATGAAACTGTTCTCAATGGTCTGCCGTATCCCGAAGCTAAGTTATTAGCTGAATACTTTCTTTTACAAAAACGTCTAGGTCAGCTTTCCGATGGGAGACAGGCTTGGTTAAAGGTTGAACGTGATGGAAAAATCCACGGTTCAGTCATAACCAATGGCACTGTTTCTGGTAGAGCCAGCCACGCCTTTCCTAATATTGCCCAAGTTCCAAGCACTCATTCACCTTATGGAGATAGGTGTCGTGAGTTATTCCATGTGCCTCAAGGCTGGAAACTTGTCGGGGCTGATATGTCAGGGTTAGAGCTACGTGCTTTAGCCGCTGAACTTCATAAGTTCGACAAGGGTGCTTATGCACAAGAGGTGATTAATGGTGACATCCACGAAGCTAACAAGAAGGCGGCGGGTCTTAACGACAGAAGCCAAGCCAAAACCTTCATCTATGCGTTCCTGTATGGCGGCTCGGCGAAAAGGATTGGTTCTGTGGTGGGGGGTTCTACGGCCTATGGTGCGACTCTCATTAAAAGGTTTCTTAAAGCTACGCCAGCTATTGCCAAATTGCGTAAAGCCGTGGAACGCCAGTGCGAAAAGGAATATCTGGTCGGATTAGATGGTAGATACCTTCATGTACGCTCCCCTCATTCGGCTGTTAATCTACTCCTACAATCCCACGGTGCGGTTTTGTGTAAGCAATGGCTTCTTATTGTTGAGAAGAAATTAGCTTTAAAGCAACTGTCTCACGGATGGGATGGTGATTATGCCTTTTGTGCTTGGGTTCACGACGAGGTGCAAATCGCCTGTAAAGCCCATTTAGCTGAATTGATTGGTGAAGTCTGTGTCGAAGCCTGTGCAGAAGCAGGGAAGCATTTTGATTTCGCGTGTCCTCTTGATGGGGAATTTAAAATTGGTGACACATGGAAGGAGACTCACTGATGCGTACACTTTTAATTGATGGTGACATTCTAGCATTTCAGGTGGCGGCTGTTACCCAAGCCCCTTTCGTGTGTCCTGATGAACCTGATGTGTTCGTGGTTATGCTGGATAATAAAACAGCCAAGCGTAACATTCGATCACACATTAAGTCCCTAGAAGAAACTTTTGAAGCTGACAAATCCATCATTGCGTTATCGAAAGTTGGACAAGGTGGTAAAGATAACTACCGTAAATCCATCTTACCTTCCTACAAAGACAATCGTAATCGTAAGGGTTACAAGCCTGTTGGTTTACCTCTCCTTTTTGAGTGGCTACCCACAGAATTTGAGACTTACGCTTTCGACACTTTAGAGGGTGATGATGTTCTTGGGATATTAGCTACCCATCCTACCCTTGTTAAAGGCGATAAGATTATCGTCAGTATCGACAAGGATATGAAAACTATACCGTCGAAACTCATCTGGCGTATTGAAGATGGGATAAAAGAAATCACCAAGAAACAAGCCGACTACTGGCATCTATTTCAAACTCTCACTGGTGACACTACTGACAATTACAAAGGCTGTCCGACAGTCGGCCCTAAAACCGCAGAGAAGATACTAGCTTCAGACCCATCTTGGGAAACTGTCGTTAGTGCCTACGAGTCGAAGGGTCTTACTGAGGAAGATGCGCTTGTTCAAGCCCAAGTCGCTCGTATTTGTCGGCATGAAAACTATGACATTGAAAAAGGAGAATTAACATTATGGCATCCCCTGTAGAATATATGAGAAAGCTGGAAGCGGATAAGCATTACGTCGAAGTTAACAAGCCCACGCATTACACAATGGGTATTGAAGTCTTTGAGTATATCGCTTCATGGGAAATGGGTTTCGCTGAAGGCAATGTGATTAAGTACGTCACTCGCGCACCTCACAAGAACAACCCCATTAAAGATTTAAAGAAAGCTCGTTGGTATCTCGACCAGCTTATTTCTGAAGCCGAAAAGTCTAACCAAATGGAGTTAAAATTATGAACCGCGAAGAATTAGTTAAAGAGTTTCACAACGCCATGAAGCTACAGAGTGACATTGAAATGTCCTCACAGTCTTTACGGTTTCGCCTTGATCTTATCATTGAGGAATACAACGAGTTTGTTACTGAAGTTACAAAAGCAAACCACGATATTCAGACACTTGGGGCTGTTTCGCACGACACTAAAGTAGCTTTAGCGAAAGAGTTAGCTGATCTTCAGTACGTCATAAGCGGGTTCGCTGTGACCTTTGGGCTTCCTTTAGAGGCTGTGCTTGAGCGTGTCCACGCTTCCAACATGACTAAGGTTGATCCTGATACGGGTCACGTATTTGTACGGGCAGATGGGAAAATCCTGAAAGGCCCAAATTATAAACCAGCGGAATTGGAGGATTTAATTGTTTAAGTCAAATCGTAACCCTCAATTCCGTAGTCAATTCGCAGAAGATATTTTTCACCATAAGTACGCCCATGAAGGCGCAGAAACATGGGAAGAACTCTGTAACACTTTAGTCGATGACGTTTGTTCTGACCTTGATCGCACTCTGTACGAAGCCAAGGAACAGTTAAAGAAACATATGATCGACATGAAGTTTATCGCTGGTGGTCGATACCTTTACTATGCTGGTCGTAAGAAGAAATTCTTCAACAACTGCTACCTTCTTAAAGCAGAGGAAGATACCCGTGAAGATTGGGCTAACCTCTCTTGGAAATCTGAAAGCTGTCTGATGACAGGTGGTGGTATCGGGGTTGACTACTCACGTTATAGAGCAAGTGGGTCAAAGCTTGGTTCTACTGGTGGTTTGGCTTCAGGCCCACTTGCCAAGATGGAAATGATTAATGAGATCGGGCGGCGTGTCATGCAAGGCGGCTCTCGTCGCTCTGCTATCTATGCCTCACTTAGTCATAAGCATGGTGATGTTCACGAATTTCTAAAGCTAAAGAACTGGCATGAAATGTATATCGCTGGTTCTGACATTACCGTAGCGAAAGCAAAGGAAGCTGATTTCAATTACCACGCACCAATGGATATGACGAACATATCAGTCAACTACGACACAGATTGGTTAATGAATTATTGGGAGACAGGTGATGTTGGTTCAGCCTTTGAGGAAAATGTCAGACAGGCGTTATCTACGGGAGAACCCGGATTTTCGTTTAACTTCTTTGACAAGGAAACAGAAACCTTACGCAACGCTTGTACTGAAGTTACATCGTCCGACGACAGTGACGTATGCAACCTTGGCTCCATCAACCTTGGACGCATTGAGTCAATACAAGAACTCTCAGAAGTCGTTGACCTTGCCATCCTCTTTCTCTTGTGCGGAACGCTACGAGCAGACTTGCCCTATTCCAAAGTCGGAAAAACGAGAGCTAAGAATAGACGTTTAGGTTTGGGCTTGATGGGAGTCCATGAATTTCTTTTAAAACAAGGGAGCAAATATGAAGTTACCCCCGAACTACATAAGTATCTATCGGTATACAAAAGTGCATCTGATAAAGCTTCTGCGAAGTACAGCGACTTACTTAGCATATCTCATCCTGTGGCTAATCGCGCCATTGCTCCTACTGGTAGCATTAGTATACTCACAAGTAGCACCAGTGGTATCGAAAGTGTATTCGCGGTTGCGTATAAGAGGCGTTACCTCAAACACGGAACAGAATGGCACTACCAATACGTAGTCGATAGCACTTCTCAAGAACTCATTGAACGCTACGGCGTTGATCCTGACTCAATCGAGTCGGCTTTGGATTTAGCTAATGATTTCGAGAGGCGTATTGCGTTCCAAGCTGACATTCAAGACTACGTTGATATGTCTATTTCCTCTACCATCAACCTTCCAGCTTGGGGTACTGATGGTAATAATGAAGATTTAGTAAAACCATTTGCTCAAACTTTAGCTAGTTATGCTCATCGTTTGAGGGGTTTCACCTGTTATCCTGACGGTTCCCGTGGTGGTCAACCGTTAGTGCCTGTTTCGTATAACGAGGCGAAGGATAAACTTGGTGAGGAATTTGAAGAAGGAGTAGAAACTCACGACATTTGTGACATAACAGGCCACGGGGGAAGCTGTGGAGTATAACGATGGCAAGAAACTATAGACGAGAGTATGACACTTATCACGGGAAGCCTTCACAAATTAAACGAAGGTCATCCCGTAATAAGGCCAGAAGGTTACTTATCAAAAAACGAGGTAAAGTAGCTTTAGCTGGTAAAGACGTAGACCACGCTGATCGTAACCCAAATAACAACAGCGTTAAGAACCTACGTATCCAGACGAAATCACGTAATCGTCGTAGAAACAAATAACACCCAATATGTGAACAGATGAAAACATCAAAGCAAATCCCCCCAATAGACAAGGCTCTGATTGAGTGCCTAGACGGTATGTTTCCAGACTGCGCTCCTAATTTCAAAGACACAGAAAAAGAGATTTGGATAAAAGCTGGTCAAGTTTCAGTCGTTAGGTTTCTGAAAAAGAACTTTGACAAGCAAAACGAAACTGTACTTAGGAGTGAATGATATGTGTTTAGGAGGAGGTACTACTGTAGCGGCCCCACCGCCGCCCCCTGCCCCACCAGCCCCCCAAGCTGTAGAAATCCCTGAACCACCAGAGTTAGCGGATCAAGGTGAAGGTGCTGTGCAAAAGACCAAAAAGAAAGGTCGTAGTTCGTTACGCATTAAGCGACAAACGGATGTGAATGTTGCAGGTGCAAGTGGAACAGGCGTAAACGTGCCGGAGTAATCTCATGGAACAACGAGACTATAACACTGATGGTACAGCTAAAGGTAGGTACTCTCAGTTAGAACAGGCTCGTGAACCTTTCCTACAGAGAGCAAGGGAAGCCTCTAGGCTGACCATCCCCTCTCTTATACCACCTGAACACCATGCTCATACTACTGACTATGAAACCCCCTTTCAAAGTGTTGGTTCCAGAGGTTTAAACAATCTTTCTGCCAAGCTTTTGTTATCGCTCTTACCCCCCAATACCCCTTTCTTTCGCCTTACAGTAGATGATTTTACCCTTGCCGAAATGACGCAAGAGGAAGGTATGAGGGCGCAAGTCGAGGAAGCGTTAGGTTCAATAGAGCGTAGTGTCCAGACCAAGATTGAACAGGATGCACTTAGGGTATTCACTTTTGAAGGCTTAAAGCATCTATTGTGTGCAGGGAATGTGCTTCTCTATCTTCCAAAAGAAGGTGGCATGAGGGTCTTTAAGTTAGACACATATGTTACGAAGCGTGATCCTAAAGGTAATGTTTTAGAGATTATTGTTAAGGAATCGGTCACTCCTGACTCCTTACCTGAAACCACTAGAGCCAGTATAACCGATAAACTTTCTTACGGTAACGACTCTAATGAAAAAACTTGTGATCTCTTTACGTGTATCAAACGGCGCGACGACAAGTGGGAAGTATTTCAAGAGGTACATGGTTACATAATTCCTGAAAGCATAGGTAGCTGGCCTCTGGATAAATCCCCTTGGTTAGCTTTGCGATACACTCGTATTGAATCTGAAGATTATGGTAGAGGTTTCATCGAAGAATATATCGGTGATCTCAAAAGCCTTGAAGGTCTTACTCAATCTATTGTCGAAGGCTCTGCGGCGGCGGCTAAAGTTCTCTTTCTTGTCAATCCTAACGGAACGACAGATCAAGAAACTTTGGCTGAAAGCTACAATGGGGCTATCGTAGATGGTAACGCAGATGATGTTTCTGTACTACAGGTTGAGAAGTATGCTGATTTTCGTATTGCATATGAGGCGATTAACCAGATCACAGAGAGGCTTTCGTTCGCGTTCTTAATGAACACAGCTATTCAACGGAACGGTGATCGTGTTACCGCTGAAGAAATCCGCTATATGTCTCAGGAGCTTGATTCCGCGTTAGGCGGTATGTTCGCACTCCTCTCACAAGAATTTCAACAACCACTTGTGTCCATTCTTATGTCTCGTATGGAACAAGCTGGTAAGTTACCCAAGTTACCTAAAGAAAAAGTAAGGCCAGAGATTGTGACGGGCCTTGAGGCTTTAGGTCGTGGTCAAGATTTACAGAAGTTACAAGCCTTTGTTCAAGACATTGTAGCTATCGGACAGGTTAAGCCTGAAGCATTACAATCTCTCAATGAAACTGATCTTATCAAGAGGCTGGCAACAGCGAGAGGCATGGATGCCAAAGGTCTTATCAAGTCGGCTGAACAGCTTCAGTTTGAACAAGAACAAGCTATGCAACAACAACAGCAAATGCAGATGCAACAAATGGCTGAGAAGCTTGGGCCAGAAACTATTAGACAAGTAGGAAACGCAGTTAATGGACAGCAATAAACCTAAAGACGAAAGCAAGAAACCCGAAACCTCTAAAAAGAAGGAGCTACCGATGTGGGAAGGGGCCGCTACCGCTAAAGTAGGTGTGGAGTATCAACTTCCTTCAGGTGCTACAATACGAAATGGCTGAGACTGTGCAAATTACTGGTGATGATGCAGGGCAAGCCCCTGATGGTCACGATGAACAAATGGCTAATTTAGCTGATGGTATTAAGCCTGAAGCTGAAGAAGAAAAATTATTAGCTGGTAAGTATAAAACTGTCGAAGAAATGGAGAAAGGCTACAAGGAGCTTGAGTCTCGCTTGGGTCAGCCTAAAGAGGAAGATGAAGCGGCAGAAGAAACTACCGATTTAAAAATTGATACACCTTCAGAAACCGATGGACTTGATTTAAACGCAATGTCGGAACGGTATGCTGAACAGGGTGAACTCCCTGCTAAAGATTATGAAGCTCTGGAAAAAGCTGGTATATCTAAAGATATTGTTGACCAGTACATCGAAGGTCAGAACGCTCTTGCTCAATCACATTTTAATTCCATCACTTCTGAAGTAGGTGGTGCAGAGTCTTATGGCGAAATGACAACATGGGCTGAAACCAATTTATCTGAAGGTGAAATAGACGCATTTAATAGGGCTGTGGATTCGGATGTGCATACAGCCCGTTTAGCTGTTCAAGGTTTGAAGGCTAAATACGATTCCGTTAATGGTGTCGAACCAAGCTTAACAGGTGGTGAATCCTCTGGTACTGCTACTGATGTTTATACGTCGATGGCACAGCTACAGAGAGATATGGCATCTTCAGATTATAAGTCTGATTCAGCGGAACGTATGCGAGTGCAGAATAAACTGGCTCGTTCTAACATAATGTAAAACTACAGGACTTTCCCCCCATCGTAGTTTTACCTGTCATCGTCATTGAGGTTTGCGGTTCTCCCTCAGATGATGGCGAGGTGAGGGAGAGGTTTTCAACTCCTTTCCCCTTCTCCCTCACCGACAGTGCTGACTGTTACTAAAGTAACTTTAGTCGGCTGTCTGCCTAACTTTACAAATCCTTTGCCCCTGACGTTTTAACTGAGGTTATTACCTACGGGATACCTTTGTGTGATGTAAGTGTAATGGCGTTTTTTCCATAACATTTATACGGAGATACAAAATGGCTAACGCTACTGTCTCTCGCTTGGGTCAGGCTAATACGTCTGGTGATGCAGAGGCTATTTTTCTAAAAGTGTTTAGTGGCGAGGTTATGACCAGCTTTGGTGAGAAGGTTGTAACGGCTGATAAGCACATGGTTCGCTCCATTTCGTCAGGGAAGTCGGCACAATTCGCAAAAGTTGGACGCAATTCAGCCGCCTACCATACGCCGGGAGCCGAGATTGTTGGAACAGCCGTTCCGCATAACGAAGTAGTGATTTCGATAGATGATTTGCTTATAAGCCACTCATTTATTGCAAGCATCGACGAGGCTATGAATCACTATGATGTCAGATCGGTATACTCATCTGAAATGGGCAAGGCTCTCGCAGAGCAATATGATCGTCACGTTCTGCAAGAAATTTGTTCTGCGGCTCTAACATCATCCCCAACCATTACGGCTGAAACAGGTGATGTGGGATTGATTGTTACGGACACTGATGCGGCTACCAATGCTGACTCATTGATCCAATCAATCTTCGATGTTGCGGCAAGCTTTGATGATAAAGGTCTACCAGAAGATGACCGTTATGTTTGCATGGCTCCAACGCAATATTACCTCTTGGTAAACAGTTCTTCCAAATTGATTAACGTCGATTATGGAAACGCTGGTAATGGTTCTATTGCTGGTGGCAAAGTGATTGATGTAGCTGGCATGAAGATTGTCAAGTCTACTCAAGTTCCCACCACTAACGTAAGTTCTGGTGTAGCGGCTGGTGATGGCGATGCCCGTCATGCTGTCGATGCGCGGAACACGGTTGCCCTTGCTTGGCATAAGTCGGCTGTCGGTACTGTTAAGCTTCTCGACCTTGCTGTTGAGAAAGAGTACGACATTCGCCGCCAAGGAACTCTCATGGTCGCTAAGTACGCTTACGGTCACGGGGTTCTTAGGCCGGAATCTGCCGCTCAAATTCGGAGTGCGGCTCCTTAATGTCCTCCCTGTGGGAGAGAGCTTTCGGGTTCTCTCCCATTTTTTTCCTAAAGTAACTTTAGTGGAGCTTTACATGGCTACAGTAACTACACCTACTTCAGAGCTTGAGGCTGTAAACTCAATGCTGTCTGCCACAGGTCGTGCGCCTGTAAACTCCCTCACTGGTGGTTCTACTGATGTGGCAATCGCCAAGAATATACTTGATGAAATATCACGCGAAGTTCAAACGAGGGGATGGCATTTTAACACTGACAAGGAATACACCCTTACTCTTGATGGCGACAGTAAGTTACCTCTCCCAGCTAATACCTTACGAGTGGACTCTGTATCTGATGATATAAATGAAGATGTAGTTCAACGGGGTTCTTATCTGTATCACCGAAAAGATCACACGTTTGTTTTTACCGCTAATATCAAGGTTGATCTTGTCGTTCTCCTTACTTTCACTGATTTACCAGAAGCCGCAAGGCGTTACATAACAGTTAGGGCCGCTAGGATTTTCCAAGAAAGTCGAGTTGGTTCTGATACTAAGTCAGCCTTTAACAGATCAGATGAAGCTACCGCTTTGGCTTTACTCAAGAAGGCTGAAGGTAAGACGGGTAATCATAATATCCTCTACGGTAATAACGATACGTACCGAATAATTGACAGACGTTCACGGTATAGCTCATGGCTTTAATTTCTTCATCCATTCCCAACCTTATTAGCGGCGTATCCCAACAACCTTATTTAATGCGTACTCCTACTCAAGCTGAGAGACAGGAGAACTTTTTATCGTCAGTGGTTGATGGTCTACGTAAACGTCCACCTACGACACACCTAGCTAAACTACAGACATACGCCTCTGACTCTGATACGGAAGCTTTAAGTCATCTACACACAATAGATCGGGATGGCTCTGAACGCTACGTTGTCGTGGTTCCCAAGAACGCCACCAAAATACGTGTGTTCGATCTCGCTGGTGTAGAGAAAACGGTCACATATGAAGAACTGACAGATACGTTATTAAGCTCTGTTACTTCAACTTCCACGGGTACAGGGTTACAATTATACATAGCTGACGGGACAAACGTAACGCTTACGAGTACAGGTATAACCACCGCAACCGTTGTGTGGGAAATGTCGGCTGTAAGTGACTTTAGTTCTGGTGTTACGACACTAAGGACTGACACGGCAAACACTGACGCGACTGTAGGTACATTTACTACAGGTAATTACATACGGGCTAGAGTGTCGGCGTACACCAGTGGGACAATTACTTGTACTGTTAAATCCAACAATCTTAATTACCTTCAAACTTCCGATTCTGCCGCTAACCTCAAGATGCTCACGGTTGCTGATAATACTTTTATCGTGAACCAGACTGTGACCACAGCTATGCAGACTGACTTAACGACAACAAGAGGAAACGAAGCTTTAGTTCGCATCCTTAGTGGTCAGTATGGTCGTAACTACCAGATTGCTCTTGTACCAGCTACAGGTTCAGGCGTAACGGTAAGCTACCAGACAAATAATGGTGGCACAGCTAGTGACTCAAATACTATAGATACCGTTCATATAGCTACACAGCTTACGAGTGCTTTGACGGGTTCTGGTATTGCCAGTGACATTACGGTTACTCGTTACGGTAACTCTATTCACATAAAGTGGAACGATGGTAGGGCTTTCTCTATGGCTGTCGAAGATGGTTATGGTGGAAAGGGTATGATCGGTATCAAGAAGAAAGTCGGTGACTACAAAGACCTACCGTTAGAAGCTCCTGACGGATACCATGTCGAGGTTACTGGTGATGATGATAACGCTTTCGACAGCTTTTATGTAAAGTTTGAGAAAGATGACACAGCCGACTCCAAAGGTGTCTGGAAAGAAACCGTAGCGGAAGGGATCAAGTATAAGCTAAATGCGGCTTCTTTGCCCCACACTTTACAGAGCAACGCTGACGGTACATTTACTTTTAAACAGCTTACTTATGGTGATCGTATTGTCGGTGATGATACAGATTCAGCCGTTGATCCTTCCTTTATCGGCTACAAGATTAACGATGTATTCTTTTATAAAAACAGGTTTGGATTCCTGTCGGATGAGAACGTCATTCTCTCCAAGGCTGGTGACTACTTTAAGTTCTTCCCTGATACAGCCACAACAATCCTAGATGACGGGCCTATAGACGTAGCAACTACGCACACGAAAGTTTCCATTCTCCGTCACGCAATCCCCTTTAACGAAAGTCTATTACTCTTTAGCTCCCAAACACAGTTTATTCTGAAGGGTGCTGATCTACTTACTCCCTCTACCGTAGCAATCAACCAGACTACAGAGTTTGAAACCTCAATAAACACTAGGCCAGTAGGTCTAGGACGTTTTGTTTATTTTGCTACGGAGAAAAGTAAGTACAGTGCAATACGTGAGTATTTTGTCGAAGAAACTACAGATGTTAATGACAGTGTAGATATAACGGCGCACGTTCCTAAGTACATCCCTACGGCTGTTACACGTATTCTTACGTCTGATGCAGAGGATGTTGTTGCTGTTCTTACTTCAGGCGAAACTAACGCCATATACTTCTACAACTTTTTCTATAACGGTACTGAAAAAATACAATCAAGCTGGTCAAAATGGGTATGGCCTACCACAGATAAAATCCTTAACGCTGACTTTATAGGCTCCAAGATTTACCTGTTAATCGAAAGAGTAAGCGATGGGTTATACCTAGAAAGTCTTGATGTTGGCTTGGGTGTTACAGAAACAGATTCCACCTACCAATACTACATAGACCGTAAGATCAATGAGTCCAAGATGACGATTTCTTACAATGCTGGTACTGGTTTAACCACATGGGTCGTGCCTTATAACACCAGTGATTCCCAATCTCGGACTATGGTTGTTAGGGCTGGTAACACAGATCAGAACTTGACTGAAGGTACGGTGCTTTCTCTTACCAGAGTCAATGATACTACCTTCACCAAAACAGGGAACTACACAGCTACAAAAGTCATGTTTGGGTGGAACTATACTAGCCGCTATAGGTTCTCCATTATTTCGGTCAAAGATAGCTCAACTACAGGTCATCAAGCCTCTATTGGCGCAGGGAACTTAACTATTAACAATATGTATGTGTTCTTTGCTGACACTGGTTTCTTCAATGTCGAAGTCACGCCAGAGCTAGGGTCTACGTCTACGTACACATTTACAGGTCGTGTCGTAGGGGCTGGAGATAACGTGCTTGGTACTACAGCTTTAGAGACAGGACGCTTTGAATTTCCTATTGCGGCTGAAAACTCTGAGGTTGTTGTCGATCTGGTGTCTGACTCGTTCCTACCCGTAGCGTTCCAAGCGGCTGAATGGGATGGTGAATTTGTTCTCCAATCGCGGAGGATGTAGTGGCCTATGTAAAACCGTTTGAACTCCATGACCTAGCTCCCATAGCCAAAAACCTTAGAGAAGATGACAAACGGGAAATTGAGGCCGCTATCGGTATAGCACCCGAAGCGGCTTTATTAATGTCCATTACGTCTGCTGACTATTGCAATGTCATTATGACAGATAAGCCTGTCGGTATTTTCGGACTGGAAGGTAAAGCTACTTTAGGACAACCGTGGATGCTGGCTACTGATGGCATAAAAGATTGTCAGATACAGTTTCTTAAAGAGTGCCGTAACTTTATCGACGAAATGCTTACCTACTACCCCATTCTTTCTAATTTTGTAGATGAACGAAACACCCTACACCAAAAGTGGCTGTCTTGGTGTGGCTTCATTCCTTTTAAGCGTATCGAAGGTTACGGGATAGCTCAGATACCCTTTATTGAATATGTGAGGATTTAAAATGATTACACCTATGCAAATGTTCGCCGTTAGTACAGGACTGAACGTGGCGCAGGGTTTCATGGGTTACAAAGCTAAACAGGAAGCGGCTAAAGCCCAAGCTATCGCCAACATACAGAAAGCTAGGGCGGCAACCCGTCAATTTAATTACGACATACAGGCTTTAGCTATCCAAGGTACTCAAGATGCTGATGCCTTACAGGTCGATAAGTTTGATACGCATATAGCCGCTATGAAAGCTAGGTCTACGGCTCAAGTATCGGCTGGTGAGTCGGGTGTCGAAGGTATTTCTGTAGATGCTCTCTTACGTGACTTTTGGGTACAGGAAGGTCGCGCTGAAATGTCCAAGAACAGAGCATATGTCGCTCGACTTAGACAACGTAATGCTCAACGCCAAGCTTCTTACATGAATATGATGAATGTCTACGCAGGGCTACAAACGCCTCGCGGCCCAAGTATATTGGGTTCCCTTCTTGGTATAGGTGCTGGCATGGCAAAAGACTATGTAGCTCTCGACTTACATAAAGGATGAACTAAATGGCTACTACAATAAAAAGTCCCAAAACTAGGGTACAGGTAGCAGACCTTAATTTAGATGCCCCTGCTCAATCCCAAGTCGTTGCTCAGATGACGAACTTTGGTGTCCCAAATATTCAGCCTGATTATCAAATCTCTAAAGAAACCCAAGAATTTGCGGATATGCTTGGGGCTGTACGATCTGATCTTATCCCTGCCTATAATAAGTTTGCGGCTGATGATGCTGAAGAAAAGGGTAAGGCTTGGCGCGGTGCTTTCGGCACGATGACGGCTGAAGAATCCAAGAAGTTCTATGAAGCAAAGATACCTGAACATACAGGCGTTTATGCTGTTGCCCTTCAGTCAGCCTACGGTAACAAGATGGGCCTTGAAAGGCGTACTGCTCTAGCTCAAGAAGTGCTTAAAGACCCAAACTTTCTTATCAACTTTAACAGACTAAAAGACCAAAACGGAAATCTTCTTCTTGATGAGAACGGTGTTCCTACAGGTGAAAAACGATTAGGGGCAGACGGTAATCCTATTACCCTTCAAGATTATCTAAATGAACTACGGGCAAAAGACTTAGGTACTGATCCACCAGCTAACGTGATGAGTGCTTATGACCGCACAATGGAAAGCTTTAGGCATGAGCTACGTGCCGACCAGACAGAGCTTGAGGCCGCACATAAGAAACTAAGGGTAGAAAACACGTTTATGGAATCTGCCGTCGCTATTTTGAGTAACCCTGACAAGAAAACTCTAGCGGCTAAAATGGAGGGTTTCTACAACCTTAAAAAAGGTTTCGGCCCTGACTCACTCTTACAGGTTAGTAACACACGTTTTAACGATCTTACTATGGCTGTTGCTGAACGATTTGCCCAAGAGGGTAATGTTGAGGTTGTTGATGCTTTAATAGGACAGCGGCCTGACGGTGGCTCCCTGTTGCTGACCCCTGCTTATAAAGGAAAAGCTGGACAGCTACTTAAACAGGCACATACAGCGAGAGATAAGAAGTTAAGTGAAGCTGGTGAAAAACTTTATGCTAAATATGCGCCTTTAGCTCAATCTGGAACACTCAAAGGTGTGGATGGTAGAGACTTTGGAGATCACCTATTTAAAAACAAGGACGGTAAGACAGACTTTGAACGGTTAAGAGATCAAGGTTTAACAACCACCCAAATCATTGCTTTGCAAAGTGCGAACCAAAGAAAGATAGATGAATATAATAAGAAATTAGCAACTCAATCTAAAGCTACTATTATGTCGGCGGCACAGGAAAGAAGTTTATTTAAAGTAGACTCTAACGGGGAATTACAAACTGTTGAAGAACTCTTAGCGGATAAATCGAATCCATTATATTCTTTAATAAAATCTGATCCAGAAAACTTTAATCCCGCCTTTTTGACTACTCAAAGAAACGCACAGCTTGCCGCCAAAAACCGATTTGAGCGTATGCAAGATGAAAGGGCATATGAAAAAGCTCAACCTGTTATGTTAGAAATAGACGACCTCGCCCGTAAAGGTGAACTCCCTGAGAATTGGACTACTAATCCTAAATATACGGAGGCTATGGCGGCTCAAAATGGAGGTAAGGGTGTAACTGCAAAATGGATAGGCGATTACAACGACCGTAATACACGGGCGAAGCTGGACATTGAACGGCAAGCAATATCGTCACAATTAGGTGATAAGTGGGATGATGTTAGTAAGATGCGGTATGTCAGAGGTCGCACAATAAACCAGATTTACAAGGATGAAAAAGAGTTTTGGGATGCTTGGGCGAAAAATGACAGCCCCGAAAGGGATGCTAAAGTAGTCGCTATTGAAAAGATTCGCTCTATGAAAGACAAAGAGGACGGAAATCGCAAAGCAAACCTAGCTAAACTTAAAAGAGAGCGTATAGCTAAAAACGCTAGTGAAGCTAAGATTAATATTCGTGAATTAGCTAGTGAGTACATCCTTAACCACGGTAATAAATTTGGCTCTTACATTCCCCATGATCCTACTAAGGGGAAGGTTCATCGTGAACTAAATGACATTGTAATTACTATAGGCACTGGTGACGAAGCCAGAACAGCAAGACTGTCGATACAGGACTTTCTGCAATATGGTGTAGATGAAGGTGTAAAACGTATTATCAGTCAAGGTGGCCCAAATGTTATGGCTGATGCGCTTGAATTTCAGGTAACGCGAGACACATTAGCAAACCCGTGGAAAGACATGATGGAAAATGGGTCAGCTACAGATGTTCTTACGTTAGGTGATTATTCTGACCAAGAGTTTCCTAACAGCCCCTTTAACAGAGGGTATCAAATCTATTCCACATTAAAGTCTACCAATCCAGCCATGCTGACCGAGATTAAGGACGCTCGTATGATCTACGATATGTACGATACGTTCCTGTTAGTCGCTAACGGTGATCGTCTTACAGCGGCGAAACATCTTACGAACAGGCTTAAACAAGCACAGATTGATTTACCAAAGATTTCGACACGTCCAGACATTATAACCCAAATGAACGACCAATTAGATGGTTTTTTTGGGGCTGATCCAACGAATCTACGTTCCCAAGCTGAACCTATAATTGAACGAATGGTACAAGGCTATCTGGCTACTGGTGCAGATGCTAAACAAGCCATCAAAAATTCTATGACCAGATACCAGTCAATGTATAAACAAGTACACAAAAAATATGTAAGAACAGACGATCTCCCTCATATCGAAGATCCATTTACAGCTACGAGCGTTGATAGCGGTGGGACATTTATGAAAGCTAATGAACAACACCTAGATCGTGCGCGGAAATACATAGCGGCAAAAGTCATGGAAGATAAAGTAGCTTTAGCCACTCTTGGAGGTGGTGACGATCTTGATGAAGATAACTTCAGTTTAGTACGGGCAGGGAATATGTTCTTTGTTACGTATAACGACAACCTTATTCCCCATGACTTCACTGACGATAGAGGGGCCACAACCATTGATGAAGATGGTGCAGAAATTCCTCGTACTCTAAGTATAAATAATGGGTGGTTTAATATTAATGAAATAGGGGAAATTCTAAAATATTACCAAAACCATTTGATTAGAAAGGCGCAACCCTAATGGCAGATCGTTACACGTTATCTGATGTTGTTGAACAGCCCCTTTCTCCCCCTGAACCCCGTCTTGAACAAGATATGCTTAACCGACAAGCACAAGAAACAATGGGGGATCAAGACACAACTTGGGATGTATTCACGGCTTCAGTCGAAGCTGATTCCATAACCAGCGACTTAATGAACCTCATGCGTTCTGATCCTGTCGAGCTTCAAGCGGCGGCTTCACATACTGATCCAGACTTTAGTTTAGACACGATGGATGAGGTACAGAAAGCTACTTTATTCGATGGTTTACCAGAACATATGTTCGACGTTTATGAAGATGCTGTGTCGTATGAACACGCTCTTGCCATGAAGAAGTATAATGTTGATGTACGTCTTAAAGCTGAACAAGTTCTTAACCGTCAAGGTATAGGAACACAGTTAGGTATACGTGGTCTTGTCAGTGTTCTTGATCCTGTAGCTCTTGGTGCAACTATAGCTTCTGAAGGTGCTTTAGCTCCTTTAATATGGGGAGCCAAGATTTCGCGTATGGGTAGCATCCTACGTGGTGGTGCAGTAGCTATGAGTACTAATGCGGCTTTGGAATCAGCTTTATATTTTAATGATCCCATGCGTAAACCTGAAGATATTCTCTATGCAGGGGCTTTAGGATTTACTCTTGGTGCGCCTCTGGCTGGCATCGTTCAACCTGCAATGGTACGTAGTTCTGTTCGTAAGTTTGCTGATGAAGCACAGCGGCGAGGGAACGGCGAGGCTCCTACCCATGCGCCTCAACTTGACGAGGACGGGCTTGATTACATAGCTCCACCTGATGCGGATACGCATAATGATGTACCTAACCTCGACATGGAAGATGCACCACCAACGATTACTGAACCAGAAGTAAAAGCGGAGCCTTCTCCAGTAGTCGCTACGCCTGAAGGAGCAACGATTGCTGAACCAGAAGTACCCTTAACATGGAAAGGTTCAAAAGGAACACACCAAGCAGACGGGTATACTATACAAAAGAAAGATGGTGAGTGGGAGATACACACAGGAACCGCTGATGAAGTATCGGATTCTAATCTCATAGAAACGGTAAGCTCTCTTAAAGGGGCTAAAGCCCGTGTTGAAGTTTTACGACAACGTAAAGCGGAGCCTTCCCCTGAAGTAGAACCAGTAGTCGCTACACCTAAAGGGGATGCGCCAGAGGTTGATATTAACCAAGCTGATCTTGAAGCTGAAGCTGTAGTAACAGGTGAAGCTGTCAAGGAAACTAAAGCTACTTTAAAGGCCCATAACAAAGAACTTGGTAAGGCTAAACGGGCTTTGACTAACGCTAAAAAGAAAGGGAAAACTGATAATGCTGAACTTGAGGCAAAAATAAAAGAACTGGAAGCAAAAAAGGCCACGCTTCAAGAAGCTTCTCAAGCGGCAACGCAAGCGGATAAAGATGTTAAAGCAAAACTTTCAGGGTTCGACGTAAAAGACCCTAACAAAGCATCCACGGAACGCTACAATATAGCAAAGAAAGCAGTCGGTGGGGCTAAAGCATGGGCATCTAAAATACGGGTGTCGATGGGTTCAACGCTCATGTCCTCAGACCACGCTATAATCAACCATGTTGGACGAAAGCTTGTTCCTGATGGTGTAGGCAGAGATACGTTAGGACAAGGACAATCATCCACAGCGCAAGAGATTGGCGCACGTTTTTATCAAACCCTTTTAACAAAATATGCGTCAGCTTCCGATGCTGGATTTAGAGCTTGGCGTAAAGCAACTGGTAGAAGTCGGTTTGGATTTAAGGCCCGTCAAGAATACGAAGAAGCTGTAACGAAGGCTATTCGGGCTGGTGGTTCTGATGACCCACATATAGCGAAAGCGGCCCAAGCCTTACAAGGGATGTATAGAGAGTTTGCTGAACTTCTCCGCGACAGTGGTGTAAAGGGGTTTGAAGAACTTATGCCGAGTTCCAACTATGTTCCCCGTTTATTCAACTTTAATGAAGTAGGTGCAATTCACGACACAATAGGAACAGGCAACCTTGAGTTACTTATTGCTCAAGCAATCAAGAACGCAACTAAAGGTTTAGATGAAGATGACGTTGCTAAAGTCGCTAAGAAATACGTTGAGACATTACGTAGAGTTCGCACTGGTGAATCCACACTTAACCATGTCCAGCTTACGGAGCTTCAGTTTGAGACTTTAAAAGAAATGGTTGAAGGTGAAATATCTGATGAAGCTTTGAACGCTATTCTTTCAGGTATCAAGACAGGTACAGGAGAAGGTGTTGTATCCAGAGCGAAGAAACGCCTTGTCTTGGACGAAACAGCTACAATTAAAGTCAACGGTGTCGATTATAGCTTTCAAGACCTGTTAATGAATAACGCCTTTGACATAGCAAATATGTATGCTCACCAAATGTCAGGGCAGATTGGCCTAGCCCGTATAGGAATTAAGAGTCGGGCTGATTGGGCTAGAATTATGTCCGACATAGATAACACAAAGCATCTTTCTGGTTTAAGCGAGGCTGATATAGCTAATCAAAAAGAAATGCTAGACATTATCTACCGTTCAATCACGGGTGCGCCGTTACACAAAAAAGGCATGACTTCTGAAATGCTTCAGTTAATTCGTGACTATAACTATGCCCGTGTGATGAACCAGACAGGGTGGGCGCAGTTACCCGAAATATTCAACGCTATGGGTGAACACGGCATCATCACCTTTATGAAAGCCATCCCTACCTTTGGTCGAATCATACGAAACGCTAAGACAGGAACTTTCAACGATGAATTTATGGCTGAACTAGACAGTATATGGGCCTTTGGTAATGACCCAATTATACGCAGAGCTTCCAGCCGTCATAGTGAACCATCTGAAGGTGTCGCTGTAGATAACAGGGGTGTCCGAATACCCTTCACTCAGAAACGTGTCGGCAACATGGAGGGTATACACCGTACTCTTAAAGCGGCTGGTAAAGTTACTTCAACGCTTTCAGGTATGGCTCCAATTACAACAAGCTTTGAGCGTATGACCGCTATAATGATTGTTAAGAACTTTGCAGACATGGCGAAAGGTTCTTCCAAGTACACAATGGAAAGACTTGCCGCTATGGGAATCAACGACAAAAAGAGCTTGGAAGCAATTCTCACCCAATTAAGAACCCATTCTGGTACGGTTGAAGGCCCGTTGAGTGGTCGGACAATTAATGCTCTTAACATTGATAAGTGGGATGATATTGAAGCTAGAGAAGCATTTATAACGGCTGTCCAGAGAGCTACGCACAGATCAATCCAGCGTAATAATGTTGGAGACATGGCTAAGTGGATGACAACTGATTTAGGACAAACCGCAATGCAGTTTCGTTCCTTTGTCTTTGGGGCTTATGAGAAGCAGACCTTACGTGGCTTTAATCAACATGATTCCGCTATGGCACTTCAATTCATTATGACAACGATGGTTGCGGCTATGGCGTACACTGGTCAGACCTATGTGAAGTCGATAGGACGTAAGGATCAGAAAGAATACCTAGATCGAATGTTGTCACCTTTGGCAATAGCGAAAAGTGGCTTTCTACGTTCAGGCTGGGCTTCATTACTCCCTGCGGCGTGGGATGCAGGGGCAGACTTTATTGTAGACCCACCCCATGCTTGGATGTTTGGGTATGCTCGTTCTTCAGGACAGGCTTCATCACTTGTCGAGGGTATTCCTACTGTCGGTATGTTTACTGCCGCTAACAAATCTGCACACGCACTTGTTGAGTCAGGACTTACCTCAAGAGAATTAACGCAAAAAGACATAAGAACATTAGGTAGTTTGATGATATTTCAGAACCTTCATCCTGTTCAGTGGGCCATAAATGCGGCGGCTTCTCAATTCCCTGAGAGACAAAGCACACTAAAGTAACTTTAGTTCCGTAACGGAGATTTCAATGCCAAATTCGTATGTGACGTACACCGGAAACGGTAGTACGGACACTTTTGCTGTGCCTTTTAGCTTCATAGATAGAACTCATGTTGCGGCTACGGTAGACGGCTCAAGTGCAACCTTTTCGTGGCTTAGTGATTCACAAGTCCAAATGACCTCTGCCCCTGCTGGATCAACAACTTTGAAGATTGCTAGGGATACACCGAATACACCTATTGTTGATTTCACTGATGGCTCAACTCTTGTTGCGGCTGATCTTGATACAGCGTCTATCCAAAGTATTTACATAGCGGAAGAAGCAGAGGACAGAGCCAACGACACAATCACATTGGCGGCTGATGATAAATGGGATGCTACAAGCAAGATTATTAAAAATGTTACTGATCCAACATCTGCACAAGACGCGAGTACGAAGGCTTACACGGATGCTCAAGTCGCTGGTGTAGCCACAAGTGCATCTGCGGCGGCGGCAAGCGCAACAGCGGCGGCGGCTAGTGCCACAACTGCATCTGGTCACGTAACAACTGCATCTGGTCACGCTACGACAGCTTCAGGTCACGCCACAACTGCTACAACCCAAGCGGCGGCGGCGGCATCAAGCGCAACGGCGGCGGCGGCTAGTGCGGCATCAATAACACCGGGAGCCTCAGTCGGGCTTGTTCTGGCATTAGGAGGTTAAGATGGCAGAAACATTTCAAAGAGTAATTCAAGATACGACGAGTAGTTACGCTACAATTTACACTTGTCCAGCGGCGACTACAGCTATCGTTATCGGGATGCAAGCGGCTAATGTCCATGCGTCTGACCCTAAAACATTTGCTGTTCAAACTTTAACTAGTGGAGGTGGGAGTGCCGCAATCATCGCAAACGATATCTCCATTCCTAGCCATGACACTCTCGCGCCTATTCAGGGAAAATTGGTCTTGGAAGCTGGTGATTATATGCAGATCAAAGGAGCAGATACGAACATCGAAGTAACTTTATCGGTTCTGGAGATAACGTAATGGGCTTTCTCGTAGGGACACAGCAAATAATCAATGATGATGCTGTCACAACGGCGAAAATTGCTAACTCAGCAGTGACGGCAGAAAAAATTGCTAACTCAGCAGTGACGGCAGAAAAAACGTCAGGCTTGCCAGTGGATAAAGACATCCGCGCAATGGCTTTGGAAGTTGCAGACCTTAGAGGCATTGCGTTGAATTTTCCTAATGGGCAAGCTGATGCTTTCGACGGCGACACTCTAGCTACAAAAACAAACGCAACCTATGATGCTAGTTCCGACTATTACCATAATGCCAGTACGGGTTATGACAGTACCTTCATTACCAGCGGCATGACGATGACGGGCGAAACTGGCGGCGGTAACGACGTAGGCAACCTCGCAAATCTTGCCGACAATAATACAAGCACCCAAGCAAATGTCCCTGTCCCTCTGCCAGCCGGGTCACGCTGGATAAAGATAGACCTTGGGAGCGGCGTTACAAAGACAGCAACTAAAATGTCTATTCATTGGCAGGACCATAGCGATATCCAGAATTATCTGCTTGGCATCAAAGTCGAAGGCTCAAATAACGATACCGACTACACATCTCTAATAGATGAAACTAGCGGTAGCTCGCAGAACACTGTCGCAGATTACACTTGGTCGAACGCTACCGCATATCGCTATTATAAGATCACGGTGAAAAGTAAGAACACCGCATCTGGTGCGGCTGGATTACACATCTTTGAACTTGATATGTTTGAGTCATCGACACCTCAAAATATGACCTTGATTAACTCTGGCTTGACCGCATCGTCTGCACCATCGACGGGTTACATTACAGTCCAAGCTGATCCTGTGGACTCCGTTACTGTAAACACTGATCTGACCGCCGAAATTTCAAGGGATGGTGGTACGACTTGGACAACTGTTACGCTGACCGCTGGCTCTGAAAATAGCAACTTTATCAACTACGAAGGAAGCGCGGATATCTCAGGACAACCTAGTGGAACTTCTATGAAGTACAGGGTCAAAACACTCAACACAAAAGAAATCCGCGTGTCAGGCGTGGTATTAAGGTGGGCATAAAATGACAGCAACTAAAGCTACTTTAGGCGTATAGGTTACAGCATATGAGGATTACACAATGAGTAACTTTTTAAATTTTTCTGGAAACTCTGGCGTAACCTTCAAGTCTTTTACAGCGTCAGGAGGAACCACTTACACGCTAGACAAACCCTCATCTACTAATTCTGTGATGGTGTCGGTTGGTGGTGTAATGCAGAAGCCTTCTACAGATTATTCTGTAAGCGGTACAACCCTCACTACAACAAGTACAGTAACCAGCGGCATCGTTATAGACACTTGGATAATCCACGATGCTGGCAATGCCCCTGTGATTGAGGACAACTCTATAGTCACGGCTAAGATTGCTAACTCTCAAGTGACAGCGGATAAGCTAGACACTAATGCAGTTACTAATGTGAAGGTTGCTGATGATGCTATTGGTGTAGCTGAACTTAGCGCAACGGGAACAGCGAGTTCTAGTACCTACTTGAGAGGTGACAATTCTTGGGCTGAAGCTGGTGGAGGTGCATTAGTTCACCTATCTAGCCAAACAGCTTCAGGATCAAGTTCGTTAGACTTCACTCAAATCAGCACTACATACAATACATATAGGTTTGTTTTCGAGAACATCGTCAACAGTAGTAACAATACAAGTTTTGGTCTTAGAACAAGCACTGATGGCGGCTCAAGTTATGACAGTGGAGCCAGTGATTACTTCAGAACAGGGTTTTGGGAAAACGGTGGCTCTATAACTCTCAATGTTGGAAATGAGGCTCACGGCTATTTTAACAGTGCTGGGGTTTATTCAACAGCATCAGACGGTGGTCTGTCTGGAAGCCTAGAATTATACAATCCGCTAGGTACGTCTTACACACAGTGGGTAGCAACAACGATTGCCGCTGACGGTACTAATGATCCTACCGCACATTACTTTGCAGGGCATCGTCAAAGCGCGGAAGATGTTGATGCCGTCCAGTTTAAATTTGACAGTGGAAATATCGCAAGTGGAACCATCCGTATGTACGGATATGTGAAATCGTAGGGAATATAAAAAATGGCACAAACAACATTAGACAAGAGAATGTTAGGTTCTCAGAGTGTATCTACAGATTTTCCTGCGGTTGCTGACCTAACCGATACAACGATTGTGGCTTCAGACATTCTCAGATTTGGAGATACCTCTGACAGCAACGCAACGAAGAAGGACACGGTTCAAGGACTACTAGACTTGGCTGGTGGCGGTGCTTGGGACTTTATCTCGAAGACCAACGTCGCTCACGACAACTCTGGTGATATCGAGATCACAGGTCTGACCGCATACCACACCTACAAGATATTTCTGTGGTCAGTCTCCAATAGCGATACTTCTGGAACAACAGAGATGCAAACCAGCAACGATGGTGGATCAAGCTGGAACACATCTAACTACAGATATTCCATGATCTACTCGCATACAAACAGTACAACCATTAGCAATGAGTCCTCAAACGGTACTGCTGGTTGGGTACTATTTCCAAGTGGAACAGAGACAGGAGACTTTCCTCAGAGTTCTGAGATCACTCTGTTTCGTGGACGTTACGATGATGCAAACCGAACCGATAACCGCACCCACATGATCCACCACGGATTTAGAACAAGTAACGCTGGTGGGTATGGGTATCAGTTTCACACGGCAGGGTGGCAAACTACAGGCAGTGAAAGCAATGCGGCAAATGCCGTCAAGTTTATGAAGAACGGCGGCGGTTCACTTCAGCATGGTCACATTATAGTTTTAGGATTGAAGGAAAGTTAAAAATGGCTAGATCAGACTACACGCACAAGATGGTAGATGGAGTATCCGTTGCTCTCACAGAAGCAGAGATTGATGAATATGTAGCGAGAGAAGAAGCATGGGAAGCTGGTGCGACAGATCGTGCTTGGGTAGCTATTCGCAGAGAACGTGATATGCGTATAGCCGCTACGGATTACTACGCTCTGTCAGACGTAACCTTGGCTGACAACATGAAAACGTATCGCCAAGCACTACGAGATGTACCAGCAAACACGGCTGACCCCGTAGCGTTTCAGACCCAGTGGAATGATTTCCTATCAGAAAAAGATGGCGTATCTGATCCTTGGCCTACTAAACCCTAAAGTAACTTTAGTCATATGAGGTAAATATGGAGCCACTTACCATTGCGGCATCCATAGGTGTCGCAAAGCAGATAATTGCATCAGCCAGTGATCTTAAAGATTGCGGAACTGCTCTCCAAAACCTGTTCGATGCTTCTGACGCTCACGAAAAGAATAAGAAGAACTCCCAACCTAAAACAAGAAATCAGCAAATTGTTCACCAACGTCTAGGTGAAGATGACTCTGCTTATGGTGATGACACTTCAATTTCTTCAGTAACAAACGATATTCTTCAGGAAAAGAAAAACGAATTGGCAATTCAACAGATTGCTAAAGAAATTGACCGTAAGTGGGGCCAAGGCACATGGGAAGCTATCGTTGCTGAGAGAAAACGTCGAATACAAGAAAAAGAAAACAAAGAGAAAGCTAAGAAAAAAGCTATAGAAGCCAAGAAGGAACATAGTCGTGAAGTTTGGCACAAGGTCTTAATCGAAGGTGGTAAAATAACAGTTATCATAGCCGTAATAGGCTTTATGGCTTGGTTCTTATGGTGGGCCGCACAGCGCGGAGGTAGTGCATAATGGAGCTTGGCCCTAGAGAATTGATGACCATTGGTACTGTCCTAACAGGCTTGGCGGCTACTTGGGGCATGGTTCGACAACAAATAACCCGTGTTATGGAAGATATATCATCAATTAAAGATGAACTTTCTGATCTTAATACTCGACTTGATAAAGCAGAAAGTTCAACGGCGGTCTTTCAACATCAAATTACAGTCTTAGGTGGAATCCTTTCTCCTGAACATTTACGCCAACAACATAGAGAATTAGCTAACCTAGAAGCCCGTTTGCGTGTTGCAGAACAACGTATCGAAAACAACGCCAAGATGCACAACGGAAAACACCCTTAAAGGAAAAACCAATGCTTAAAACAATGCTTGTTGTATTCGTTCTGATGAACGATGGAACGATTACGCACATCATAAGTGAACACGAAAGAACTTGCCCGAAGGATGTTATTGCTAAGTACGAGGCGCAGAAAGCGGCCTTTAAGATTGTAGATTATGCGGCAAGCTGTGTCCTTATAAGGTTCAACAAAAGACCAGAAAAGCCTAGCGTCTAATGATTAGTCTTATATCAAGTATCTTACCTGTAGTCGGCAATGTATTAGACAAAGTTATTCCCGACAAAAACTCTAAAGCTAAAGCCCTAAGAGATATGGAGTCGGCACTCGTAGATGCTCACACCAAGGGTATGCTTGGTCAGCTAGAAATCAACAAGGTTGAAGCGGCTCATAGAAGTGTATGGGTAGCTGGCTGGAGGCCGTTCATTGGGTGGTGCGGAGGTTGTGCAATTCTATGGCATTTCCTACTACAACCAATAACCATATTCTTTTTAGGGGTATTCGGATTACCCTACGATCTCCCTGCTTTCGACATGGACAGCCTAATGACAATCGTTATGGGGATGTTGGGTCTTGGCGGCATGAGATCATTCGAGAAATTTAAAGGTTTAACCAAATAGGAGATCAGCAATGCCTTACGGAAAAGGAAGTAAAAAAGGCCGACCACCAAAGAAACCTAAACCTACAAAGAAAAGGGGATACTGATGGGTGAAGATGAACCAGTAATCTGTGTATATTGTGGTCGAGAAAATTGTAAATGCGATGAAAACTGTGAGTGCAAATCCCAAAAGAAACCCGATAGCGAAGGAACTACGGACTCCTAAATACAAACAACGAATTGTTAAATCACGGAAGAAATATGATCGGAAATATGATAAGTTTAATTATTGTGAGGGCGATGGAAATGCTTCCTAAAAGACGTTATGGAGATTTCTGGAGATCACCCTTTATACTTTGGGTTCATCGAAAAGTCGGACGCTTTAGTAGCTGGCTTTGGACTAAAAGCTGGAGCAAGAAATGACAGACCGTAGAAAACTACTTGAAAGTCTATTTGACGAAACCGCAAAAAGTTTACTCGCTAAAGTTACTTCAGGAGAAGCTACTGCATCTGACCTGAATGTTGCCCGTCAGCTTCTTAAAGATAACCACATCGAAGCTGATCCACAGGCTAATGACTCCCTAAAAGAGCTATTTGCGTCTTTACCGACTTTCGACAAAGACAAAAAGGCCATGATTTAGCGAAATGCTCTGTAAGGCGTTTTAAAGCCCACTGAGAGCAATCTACCCTTTCCCTACCCTACCCTAGCCGATACACCTTAGAAGGCCACTCAGAGGCCAAATATGGGGACGCATTTTGACTCAAAATCCTTTTTTTGGGGAAGATGGGTTCAAGAAGTTCGTTTTCGCCATTTGGAAGCAACTTGGACTCCCTGACCCCACTCCATTGCAGTATGACATATGTGATTACCTTGTGAACGCTCCTAAACGATCAGTCATCGAAGCTTTTCGTGGCGTGGGTAAATCATGGATCACATCTGCTTTCACTGTCCACACGCTTTATATTGATCCACAGAAGAAAATACTGGTGGTGTCAGCTTCAAAGGAACGGGCAGACCAATTCAGTACGTTTACCAAGAGGCTCATAAATGAAATTGAGTTCTTGAAGGACTTGCGACCAAAGGAAGGTCAGCGAGATTCGGTTATTGCTTTCGATGTTGGACTCGCCAAGCCTGACCACAGCCCTAGTGTCAAATCTGTAGGGATCACGGGTCAGCTTACAGGGTCACGGGCTGATCTGATTATTGCTGATGACATTGAGGTAGTGAATAACTCCGCTACGCAGACCATGCGAGATAAACTGTCGGAACAGGTCAAGGAGTTCGACGCTATTCTCAAGCCCCTTCAGGACAGTCGTATAATTTACTTGGGTACACCCCAAACCGAAATGTCTCTCTATAACCAGTTACCAGAAAGAGGGTACGAGATGAGGGTATGGCCTTCATTGTTCCCCACAGAAAAACAGGTCGAAGGCTATAGAGGCACATTGGCTCCCTACATTTTAAACAGTGAAGGTGAGTCGGGGATGCCCACTGATCCCTTGAGGTTTAACGAGGTTGATCTGGCAGAGCGAAAAGCATCATACGGACGGGCAGGGTTCGCTTTGCAATTTATGTTGGATACTACGCTTTCGGATGCCGACAGATATCCCCTCAAGATTGAGGACTTGGTTATTGCCAATCTACCAAACAACGAGGCAAGCGTAAGATACACTTGGGGGCCAACCCCTGAGTTATGTGAGAACGATGTACCTTGTGTCGGACTAACAGGTGATCGTTTTTACAGGCCCATGCAGATTTCAGATACCATTGAGGAATACCAAGGGGCTGTCATGTCGATTGACCCTTCAGGCCGTGGCGCAGACGAAACAGGGTATGCCGTGGTGAAGCATCTTCATGGTCAGCTTTTTGTAACGGCCTGTGGTGGCCTCATAGGTGGGTACGACGATAAGACATTAAGGAAACTGGCGACGATCTGTAGAGATCACAAGGTCAAGTCCATCGTCATCGAAGCTAACTTTGGTGATGGAATGTTTAACAACCTTCTCAAACCAATCTTACAAGACATTTACCCCTGTACGATTGAGGAAGTACGCCACAGTAAGCAAAAAGAGTTACGTATAGTCGATACTTTAGAGCCTGTAATGATGCAACACCGCCTAATTATCGACAAAAAACTTATTAAGGAAGATTACGAGTCAGCCTCAAAGCTACCCTATAGCCTCTTTTATCAGATGACACGATTAACACGGGATAAAGGAGCTTTAGTCCATGACGATAGGCTGGATGCCCTAAGTATAGCTGTAGGGTATTGGGTGGACAGTATGGCGAGACATATCCAGAAGTCTGTAGATGCCAGCAAGGATAAAGCACTTAAAGAGGAACTAAAGAGGTTCAAAGCCCACGTAATGAATCGACAAACAAAGCCCAGAAACAGGGTATGGATGAATTAACACCCAATCCCAGAGGGAACAGGGAAGGATGAAGGGGTAAGATGATACCTTTAGAGCTACTTTATGTTATACACTAGGTTATCACTAAGGGTCTTTGGGTTATTTACTACTACCTCCTCTACTTTTGGTAGAAAAATCTGAGGGGGTATCATCTAAACAGACACGCGACCGGCCCCCCTCTGGCCCCTTGGCCTCTTTTGGTGTCCAATCATGCCATTATCATCAATTTATCAATGAGTTAGCTAGGATATGTTATCCTGTATTCTGGCCCCATGCCATCGACAGAGACTAAAGTAACTTTAGTGCGTCTGTGTATTTTCGTATCAGTGTTTTTTGTTCTCCCTATGTTCTCCATATTGCTGATATCGCGTCTAGCCTGCTGATATCGCGTCTAACCTATTGATAACATTACATAAACTAAAAATATCTAAAAAAAATACCTATAAAGCTAAATTATCGCTTGATATATAGTCTCATAAAAGCTATTTATAGGGTCTATATCGACACAAATTAAGGGGAAAACAAATGTCTAACTTAGTGACTACTTATGACGACAATGGTGCAATCTTAGCTAAATACATATTCAACACTTGGTCTGAAGCCACCGACTTTATAGCCAATTATGATTTAACGGCTGGCAATATTTCAACAAACGATGTTGTGAAAGTTACTTTAGAAAAAGGGGAAAACCAATGAGAACCATTAACACGACTGCCTTCACAATGGCCTTAATGGGCTGGCTTGGCCTTGTGGCCCAAGGTTCAATGGAAATCTACTTCATTGATGAAACTACGCACATTCTAGCTTTAATCTGGCTTCCAATCATAGCCTTGGGATTTCTCGTTAGTCTTTGCATAATGGGGGACGAATAATGAATGACGCATTGCACCTACCACAAGGCAATAAACAGCGTGGTAATTGTTTCATCACTAGTGCGGCCACGTTTTTTGAAATCCCATTCAATAGCGTGTGGGACTATGTGAAAAAAGCCAGCTCCAAGGGGGGAAACTGGAAAGGCTCAACGCCTAACTGGGTTATTCCCCAGACCATGAAACATTTTGGGTTCGATGGTGAATATGAGCGTGTTTCTAATATGACTGTTGAGCAATGGGTTAACACACGTTCAGAGTTAGGCACTAAGTATCTAGTGTTATCGACAGGCCACGCACAAGTCGTATTAGACGGTGAGGTATTAGACCAGCAAGGCCCAATTCGTATTTCAGACTATTGGGGGAAGCGCAAGAAAATGAGTGGCTTCTATGCCATGCGCGACGACAAGCAAACTAAAGTAACTTTAACTGAAAACAGAAAGGAGACTAAAAAAATGAGTATGCAAGTAGAATATATAGACGTTTCAGAAATCCAAATAGACGGGGATTTTAACGCAAGGTTAAACACACCAACATTCAAAAGCCACGTTAGAGATTTGGCCGCTAACATGAGGGAACGTGGTTACGACGAAACCAAGCCTTTGGTTATCAATGGGAATAATGTGATAGTTGACGGGCATTGTCGGTTCAAGGCTTTAACCCAAGCTAATAAAGACGGTTCGGGTATCACTACGGTTCCAGTATTCAAGCGCGATTATGAGAGCGACACTGATAAGGTTTACGAATTGCTTAATCAAAACAATGGTGAGCAATTAACCATGCTTGAACGGGGCCAAGTCGGAAAACGTCTATTGGCGGCGGGGGAAACCAAAAAAGACATTGCGGCCAAGGCCCAAGTTACGCCAGCCGCAATGGGACAAGCTATAAAGGTTGCTGATTGTCCCACAAATCTCCGTATTGATATGGAAACGGGAACCATAACAGAGAGTGAAACCGCCAAGGATGGCCGCTGTATTCACGATTTTATCATTATGGAAATGGCAGGTAGTCAAAAGGTTTACGAATACCTAGTGGAAGCCGAAAAGGCCCAGCGTAAAACTGAGGAAATTGGGGAACGTGCGTCATTGAGTGATGAAAGCATGGTTAAGGTATACAAAAAGGTTCTCAAAAAGCTGACGCCTAAAAACTCTCCTAATGATGATGATGGTGAGGATGAAAACGATGGTGATGGCAATGATGAAGAAGCCGAAAGCCAAACACAAAAGAAACTACGTTTATTGTTTGAGGCCATCGAAGAAAAAGCTACGCAAGTAGATGATGAACAGCTAGACGGCAATGGTGAGCCTATGAAGGTTCTAACCTTTTGGGCTGGCGATTGGGATAACCTAAAGGATGTTTTCGGGCAAAAATAATAGCCTTAACGATAATGAAAGGGGAAAGCTAATGACCAAAGAGAAAACCATAGAACGAAAAAAGGCCCGTAAAGTTAAGGCTTTTGAGCAATCACAAGCTAGTAATTAGGCTTTAACAATGGGGCTAGGCTTAACGTCTAGCCTCAAATTAAGACCTAAGAATGATAGTCAACAATGAAAGGAGAAAGCTAATGACTATAGACGTTGAACATTACCAAAACCAAATAAAAGCTTTTGGCAAATTTGAAGGATGCAAGCCAATCATTCCTTACTTGTGGGATTGCCTAATGGATGGCGATGGCGAGGAAATTGGGGATGATGACGCTGGGTATAGTGTCGTTAAATTTGAGTTAACCATTGAAGAAAATGAGGCTTTTGAAATGGGAGATCAATGGCAAGTGTATCTTGCTGAGGATAGCCAAGGCTTTGTTGTCGAAAGGGGAAAGCCAAATGATTAAAGTCGTAACAATAGAACCATGTGCAATCGCAGAATTTATGAAGTCTTGGCCTTGTTCTGGCCTTCACAATGTTAATCATATTGTGGCGGCATTTAAAATGTTTGAACATTACGGGGAATTAATTGATTTAGACGTATGGCAAGACAATGAAGAAAAAAGGCCCGTAGATAAGGATGATTATGATGGTTCTGGGGCTATGCCAGCATTGTTAGATGATGCGTTTAAGCATAGCCGAAATATATCTACGCCAAATCAATTACCTAACTATGTTTATAAAGTAGCTTTAGATTAACACTAGCTGAAAGGAGATAAACACGATGTCACATTTTTACGCATCAATAGATCAATCAACCCGTCGAACACCAGCGACGGCTAGGGGTCATAAATCAACGGGCCTCAAGTTATGGGCTGGCTCATACGCTGGAGTGATTAGCCTTGAAATCTGGCACGACAAAGCCACGGGGGAAGATCGCTACATAATCACCCAACAAGAACATCCGAAACACGGGGGAAACCATAAGAAGGAATTAGCAAATGGTACACTTGATTAAAAACATAAAATTCATTGATGAACACCATAGGCGCGACTACTGGCTTAACTGGTTAAAGGATGGTTTGGCTTGTCTCTTGTTATTCTTTGCGCTGTTCATTGGGGCCATCGTCACGCCATAGCCTCATGGGTTCGTTTGGCTTTTGCCAAGCGTTCCCGTGATAGTTAGTGTGATAGTCCGTAGAGCGTAGCCACGCAACGAGAACGTAGCCGCGCAGAGTATATAGGAGAAAGGAGACAGTAATGAGTAGTCACATGATGTTCTGGTGCATTGAAAATCGTTGGTATGGGTTGCAGATAGAGTATGATAAACTACTAAAAGCGAAAGCCTATGTAGAAAAACATAAGGAATTAACGGTGTTAGGAGTAGGTTCGTTTCGATTTTTAGTTTGGAGGAATAAGCGAGGGGGATAAAAATGGCTATTAATAAACAGCTAGTTAGACTAGCGCAAATACTGGATGATTTTAAAAACCAAGGGCATAGCGACAAAATTACGGTATCGTTACTTCAAACCTTGTTAGCGGTAGCGCAACACGAAGGGGCAAACCAGAGGGATATTGTTAAATTCTCAAATAGCAATGTACCAGCAACTTCACGTAACCTTATGGGCCTTGACTCGAAAACTAAGTCGGGCATTGGGGGTATGGGTATGGTATCGGGGATTAGAAGCCCTGATTCCGACAGGGAAAAGAACTATTACCTGACTCCTAAAGGTCGCGCCTTTATTGAAAGAGTAACCGTAATGTTAGGGGGTGATGAATGAGTGTGTATAAGGAAAAGCGTGACGGTAAACTTACGGGCCGCTGGTTAGCCGCCGTCACGTATAAAGGAGAACGTAAACGTCAGCGTTTCGACACGCATCTTGAAGCGGTGGAAGCTGAAACCAAATGGAAGGCTGATTTTTATTCACTAGAAAGTAGCTCTAAAGTTACTTTAGCCTCTGACGATGGTACGTCTGTACCTGAATATCTAAGCCAGCTACGTACCCGTGTGATGCGCCGTGTGTGGGCTGGTAAAGGTGACGAGCAGATGACGCGAATACGCTCGAAAGAAATTGTCACCATGCTTGGAAACCCAAGGATCAAAAGTATCAACTTCAACCACGTTGAGGAACTTATGGATTTTTGGGCCACGAAAGGTAACAGCAACAGTACCATCAACCGTAAATTGTCGGTGCTTCACAAGATGCTATCGTATGCCGCTGACCCAAGGCGTAACTGGATAGACTCAGTGCCGCCTTTCGATTGGCTAAAGGAAAGCGGTCAGCGCATACGGTGGATAGACAAGGCCGAAGAACAGCGAATCTATGAGTGTTTCCATGATCTAGGTGACCCGTGGATGGCTAAGTACGTCATGGTGGGTATAGACACAGGGTTTCGACCAAGTGAGCAACAGGGAGCCAAACCTGACCAACTCACGGGGTCTGATAATCAATGGTTCGTACACTTGTGGGAAACTAAGAACCATAAGCCTCGTACCATACCCCTGATTGACCGTAGCCACGATGCACTAAAGTCACTTTATACCGATGAGGATACCCCGTTTTTCTACATCAAGGATAAACGTGAGATTAATCATAGGTGGAATGTCATGCGCGACCAGTTAGGGCTAAGTGATGACCAGTATTTTGTTCCTTACTGCCTACGCCATACGTGTGCTACCCGACTCGTTAAGGCTCGTATCAATCTCAAGGTTATCAAGGATTGGATGGGTCATAAAGACATACAGACCACTTTGAGGTACGCCCATCTTGACGATGAGATGCTAGTCGAGGCGGCTGTCGATATTAACAAGATGTTTGGAGATATACGCCTATGAGAGACACAAAGTTATCCTTCCTTGAGTGGACTGCACTCACCTTTGATGAAACTACACGAAAGCAAGAACTCATTGAGGAATTACAGATTGATCTAATGAAAAGTATAGCCTTGATGGAGCTAGTTCCTGATTGTTTCGATCACGACACGAAGCCTCGTTCTCAATGGAGATTAGTGCCTACCCGTGGTGTCCATAACAGTCCACTGGTTGTTGTTGATCTTCACCTGACTGTGACCACGGGTGACGGAAAGGAACATAACTTTACACACTTTGAGGTTGACGAGTTTCTTTGGCCCAAAATCGACAAGGATAAGTACATGGTTAATGACCGAAAGCCACGTAACGATTTTTTAAAAGTAGTTAAATGAAAGGAGAAACTAA